TCATTAGAGATGCACGTACTTCAGCAATATCTTTTTTACTTGCCTGTGCTAAACCACGTTTGTTTGCACGTACAAGTGCAAGTGAGTTAACTAATTTTTCAACTTCCGTCTGAGCAAGTACTGAACCAGAACGTGAATCAATCATGGTATAGTTCTTTTCGAGAACATCACGGATTAACTTAGTACGCTGTACATTTGTTTCACGAACAATATGATTAGTAAACTCATCTAGTGCAGCGATCTGCTTTTTAGATAGTCTACCGTATTGTTGTGGAAATTGCTTCTTAACAATTCCAGTTAAAGTATCACGCTGTAAGCGTTCAGCAAATCGGAATCGCTCATCAGCCGTTGTTAACTTACTGTAGTTTTCTGCATACTTGCGTGCGGTAGCAGGTGAGATGTCACCATACTTAACTGATTGCTGTAAGCGTGAATTAACTTCTTTGTATGAGAACTTTGCTGGGATACCATCAATGATCATATTACCAGCAGGTACTTCGCGTAACTGTTGATTAGGACTTACCCAGTATGCAGCACGAACAAAACGTGGACCAGTTCCACCAACCATAGTAGATACTTGTTTAGCCATTGATAGATCACTAATAGGATCTACCTCGCCCCAGAATCCTTTAGCATTTACTTCTGCCATGGATGTACGAATACGTTCTAATCTATTAAATTTAGACCATGTTGTATTAGCAGCACCAAGAAGAGTATCTGTACCAGTACCTTCTAGCGCCTTTACTGAGTTAGTTGGAAGTGCACCGACACGTTGTTCAAGATTCTTTCGTTCTTTGTTTACGTTCTTGTATTCGGTACTTAAACTTTTCTTTTGTTGCCTTAAGGTTTCAATTTGATTGATTAACTTTTTATTAGTTTCTTCAATTTGTTGAATCTTCTTTGCGGAAAGATTTAGACGTGAAGTATTTTGAAGTCTATTCTTTTCTTGTTTCATAGTAGAAATTTTTGATTCAATTGATTCTACACGCTGAGAATACTTATTGACTAATACTGATAATTCATCATTACGCGATACAAGTTTATTAAAAGTTACATTGTCTCCAACCATAACCTTAATTACGTTACCAACTTCGGCACGACCACCATATGCGTATGCAGAACGTAATGCTTGTGCTGCAACCTGTGGATTAGCGCTATCTGCAACTACACCATAACGAATGATACCTTGAATATCTTTTGAGTTCTCAACTGCATCAATAAGAGGTTTAACACCATTATCGATACCTTCAACAGCATCATTGATTTCTTTGGTGAATGTTTCAACACGTGTACGTGATGTGATACGGCTAGCAAAACCTGTATTACGTGCAACTGGACGAGATAACGTGGCAACTTTAACACCAGTAGCAATTTTACCAAGGCGATAGAATGGATCGAATATAGTGCTAACACTAGCATCAACTAGACCAGACCAGAACTGTGCGGAGCCAGAAGTAAAGTAACTCTCAACACTATTAGTATCTGCCCAGTCTACTTTATCAGTACCTTGAGTACCAGGAGTTAAGTCACCAACAAGTGCAACCATAGCACGACCAGGAGAAATAGAACGTCGCCATTCATTGCCTGGTTGATTGCTATAGAAAGATCCAGAAGCACGTTTAGAGTCTTCTTTTGCTTTCTCGAACTGATCACCTAGAGATAGGTTCTTGTTTTGCTCACGGTAGTTACTATTGGCAACAAGTAGTGCAGCAGTTAAAGGTGGAGCAATCTTCTCACGATACAGGTAGCCATATTTATCGGCTGCCTTACCAAGAGTGTCAATTGTTTTCTGTCCAGCCTCGGTTTCGTAAACTTCACCAAGTGCCTTTTTACCAAGTTCAATTGCATCTGCTTTGGTACGTTCAAACCAATTCTTGTCAGTTGGTTGTGGTGTAGTGTTCGACACTAATCTTCCCCAATCCTCTGACCCTTATTGATCATTAGTAACTCGTTTAAAAAATCATTACGATCGTCGTCACTTTCCCATTCAACAGTTGCGAATGGAAATACTACGTCCGCATTTTGGGCACCAAACATATTAGTGAATGCTGCAATATTCTTTGCAAGATCCATCTATTATTCCTTCGTTGCTTCAGTCTTTACAAAATTAAGAAATACCTTGAATGCACTTGGTGCATCAGGTTGTGCTGCTAATGTATCCAATTGATCCATGTACTTAGCAATCATAGCATAACGATTATTAACTGCAGGGGCTGGTGTGTAGCCAGGACCAACAGATAATCCATCAGTGATAGGCTGATCTGGGTATTGAGTTTCCTGTGTTAGAGGAACAATACTTTGTGCAGAAGGTAATCTGTACATTTCTGGTGGAGTCTTTCTAGGCATAGGTGCACCAGATTTGATTTCGTTAATTTCTTTACGACTACCATATGTACCATTTCCAGGAAGATCTGTACGTTTTGAAAGTTTACCTGGACCAGATACCTTTGGACTTTGTTGCATACGTGGCATTACATACCACCACCCATTTGTGCTAGGATAGCATTAATGTCCATTGGTGGTTGTTGCCCCTGAGGAGCCTGAGTCGGTTGTTCCTGTGGTGGAACTTCTTCCTGTGGTGGAATACCCAACTCAGGCATTCCCATTGCTTCTTCTGGTTGTTCAGTTTCGGCTGGTTCCTCAGGTTCTGGCTTTTCAAAGACTTGCATTACTGCTTCTTCAATTGAAGTACCTTTACGTCGAGCATCAATTACCTTAGCAATCTTCTCAACGATATCGGAAGGATCTTGTCCTTGCGTAGCCATTTGTGGAATAGCACCTGATAGTGCTGCAAGAGATGCTGATAGTGAGTCACGCATCTTCTCTATATCAATGCGTTCTTGTTCACCTGAAACGTTCATGCTCCATGGTAACTCTCGCATGATGAAATCACGGGATACTAGGTTAGCCTGTAAAGACTGTAGTGCAAAGATAAGTGCGCGAGATGGATCTAATCCAGCCATTAAGCCATAGCGTACCTGTACAGTATGGTCGCCTTTAATGTCTTTTTCTGAATCATATTCAAATTCGTAAGGAGCACCATTGAATGTACCGCGTTGCTTCTTCTTACCTGGGAATAACTTCTCATCCATTTCAAAACATATGGAAGCAACTTGTTCAAGTGATTCAGCAAGGATTGTTTGCATAGCCTTAATCTGGCTATCAAAGCCACCCATAAGAGCCTGTACACCAGAGCCAGTAATAATACTAGCATCCATCTGACCGGAGCGACCTTCAGGGTAACGTGAACCCATTCGCATTTCATTCTCAAGAATCTGTTGTTCAGTAAAAGCACCAGTAGGTAGTTCAAGACCTACGCGACGTACACCAGCAGGATTGCTTGTACGTATGATAGCATCTGGACCGAAGGCAAATTCATTAATATCTTGAGGAACAACAATAGGAGCCTGTACTGACTTCTCTGCTGCTTCCATGGCAAGTAAAGAGAAACGTGCTCGTGCGATTTGAACCCACAACACATCGTCAAATTGTCCACGTGGATCGTCTAGGTCAATACCTGGACGTTTAGGAACAACAACGGAAAGTCTTCCAATTGGATTCTTCGACTTACGGAGCACAAGATTATCACGTTGCGGAAGGTAAAGAACAATCTGATCTTTATCTTCGTAGCGCACTAACTGTAGTTCACTATTCATATCTGTATTGCGACGACCTAATGCTCCGACAATACGTCCCTCATATTCTGGGAAGTCGATGCATAGTTCTCTTACAGATTTCATGTATACTTTGGAGTATGAAACACATCTACCGTAGCGGTCGTATTCAGGGTAAGCCCCCATTGGATTTTCTACACGGATACGTGGCATACGAGCCTCAAAATCAGGCTCAACTACAATAGGTAAGAATGCATAAGTAAATATCCAGTCTGCACCTGTATACATCTGGGTCTGTAACCCAGAATATTGTACGTAATTGTTTACAATCATACTACGTTTGTCTGCTGCTTTACGAGCATTATCACTGGTAGCATTACTTGTAGCGCAGTTAAATGATGGCAAAGGAGCCAACACTTCTGCTAAGTCTCTTGCAACAACGTCAACGAAGTTGGCAATCATTGGTTTAGAGATTCCTTCAGGGAACATCTCTGGGTATACTGACTCCATGTTACCACGACGAACGGCAGTTATGTCGCGCATTCTCTGGTCGCGTCCGGCATAGCGGTTACTTAAGGCAAGAACCTTGTCCGCAATTTGGTCAATACTAAGCATTAATATACCTTAAAGATAAATCATGTGCTGCTCATAGGCAGCCTCGTCTAGGTCAACAACATATTGTTGCATCTGGTTTTTACGTGTAGCGAATCGATTGTTCATGTGAGACGTACGATTCGTTCCTTGCAGGATTAACTCTTTGGCGCGGATCTCACAAAACCACAGAGCCATTACACAGTCTGTTGGATTCTTAGTATCTGGCTTCCAAGTAATCAGTTGGTTAACAAGAGCCTTTATATGCTCATTGTTTACATCAGGCAAACCAATC